TGAGGTAGAGATCCAGGAACTCCGAGAACTCGTGTGATCCCGAAGAGGATCTAGATTCCTGGAGGAGTGTCGGATGGTGGTAGGATTTCACACCGTACCTTTCCGACCCCTTGGTCTCCGCCGGCGGGGTCCATGATACCAACCATGCGGCGAAGTGGGGCATCTCCTGATTGAGGATAGCTTCCAAATCCGCGTGGCTAGGGAACTCGATTCCGTGATCTTGAAACTTGAACAGACTTATCTTGTCCAAGATCGAACCATCCGTGTGCGGTATCGCCTGAATGGATTCGGGATCGTCGTTGAGAGTATCTATGATGCGCCCCATCCAGTCGATGGTCTGTGCATCATGGAACTTGCGGTGGTAGGCGTGACGTGTATTGGCCACACCCTTCTTGATCATCTGGCTAAACTTCTTGTGAGCCTCCATGGAGTTAGCTGACGAAGAATCGTCGACGTTCCATACGGCAACTTCGAAGAGCTCGGCATTGAAGGCACTACCATTGACCAAGTAGTCCGATGCGTCGCTACCTCCCCCCATCAGACTCGCCACTATGCGAGAACCAAAAAGGGTCTTACCTTTACCCACCGGGCCCGCTATGAATACAGCCTGACCGGGTACGAGACGTCCTTCGAGTGCAGAGCAGTAGAACCGCTTCAGCCAAGTCATCAGATAGGCTAGGGAGTCATGGGGGTCTAGGGCCCTATCCAAGAAGTTAGCTATCCATGGGAACTGCTCTCCCCAAGCGTGGACACCTTCCGCCGGCTGAACTAAGCGTAGGCGCGAGATGTTGAGCACCCTACGTCCATTCTGCACAAGTACCTCCCTTGGGTCGTAAAGACACGGTACAGGGGCATCTATGATGCGAGAATCACGTATCCTACGCATCGCCTCATCCGATTGGGATAGGGTACCCCGTAGATCGGGGGCTCCGGATAGCCCGAAAGAGCCAATAATGTCCTGCTTGGCTACCCCAGCCTCGGTAGACCTCCACTTGCCTTCGAGGTCTCGGCGCCAGTAGTACTTACCATCAAACCAGAAACTGGAGATAGCACCCCCGTATTGGTCCTCTTGGAACTCCCGTACCCAGTTAGACCCGAATAGGTCTGCCCAGTTGTAGAAGCTACGCTCCTGCGAGAAGGCGACCATACCCGTCTCGGTGACTATGGTGGCTGTTGGGTTAGAGTTTGCTGTAGTCTCGGGACTCCAGAAGGCGGGACCTCTGGCCCCTACCTCAAACGGTCCCATCCATTTTCCTGGATAGGTCGCCTGTAGTCTCTCAAAGACCTTGTCTAGTGGGATCGCCGCGTCACCCTCACCGCGATACTTGCGAGCCTTCTCAACTGCTTGCCCCAATAGATTGTGGATAGCCGTCGACTTGATGGGTATCTCGCTGAATGGGAGAGTTGGTGGAAGCCAGCAATAGTATTGTTCGGGGCGATGGATATTATCATCGAGTCCGGGAAAAATGTTTTTAGCATTGGTTTCTTTTATTAGTAATCCAAGGAACTCCTTCAGCACTCCGGGCAGAATGGCGACGGGTTCTTCGAACATCCAGATCACACGGCAGTTTCCGCTAACCGTACGATGTGCGTACATGGGTTTGAAACCCGTACGAGAACGACGAGAGAGTCCTTCGAGAATTTCTTCGCGAGTAACGACTGCATCGTAGTCCGCAATCAGTCCGTGCATTTTCCACGGAGCATTGGATTTGTTTACTCGACCATGGGGATTGACTCCCTCATAGGCGGAAACGAAATGTGCTTCCGTTGTATCTGCGGACACCCAGTCCTTAAATGCATCTTTTGTTTTCGGAAACTTCGGCCACTCCTTGATCTCCCAAGGTTTGACTTGCGTAACGTTTCCGCTCGATAGGTTAGGGAGTGAGAAAAGATTTGTTTTCATTTCTCGTAACACTCCGCTTCTTTTGATTCGCTGCCGATTGGACAGCCCGGTAGCCATTCTGGTGTGGTACTCATAATGTGATCTACGTCCTTACATTTCACGTCCTTATCTACTTCAAGGATAACTTCGTCGTGGACGTGAAACAGAACACGAAGTCCTTGGGTTTCCAAACGCTGGATACACTCTGAGAAGACATCTCTTGCGGTAGCCTGAACTAGATTCTCACAAAGCCGTCCGCCGTAAAGAGGATATTTCGGACCACCGAGTTGTAGGGAAGCTCGCCAATCTGGTTTACCAAACTTACCCATCTGCGGTGTAACATCCCAATACTTCTGTGCACGACCCGACGGTAGTTCTACGTGGTAGTCTTCGCCTTTAGATTCCTTGAGTCCTCGCTCTAGTTTGCTCCATAGCTCTACGACTTTGAAATTTTTACGACGATAGTCATCGACCAAGTCTTTACTCCTAGCCTCAGTAATAGTCAGACCCGCCATGAGCTTCGCGATGAGAACGAACTTCTTGGAACCGCAACCATAGCCCAGACCTAAGACCTGTGCCTTGGCTAGAGCGTAAAGATCCTTGCTCTTCTTGAAGGTACCCTTCTCACCCTTCCACATTCCGGTGGAGATGGCGAAGGCTTCGTAGATTCCGTATCCATTACTTACAGCTTCGAGCAGATCATTGTTACCCGCGAGCCACGCCAAGACCCGAGGTTCGATCTGAGACAAGTCGGAGATAACGAACTTCTTCCCCGGCCTTGGGATTAGGCAAGCCCGAAGATCAACACCGAAGGTAGCTTCCCGAGGTAGATTCTGGAGATTGAACTTACTGTCACCAGACCATCGTCCGGTGTGGGCTCCAAAGTACTTTAGCCCATAAGACATAGTTCCGTCTGGTCTCTTGCGCTTGTCGAGCGTGTGCATCTTCTGCAAAAGCATATTGGCTTTACGCCAGTCCCGCATGGCTGCGACCCACGGGAACTTCTCCCCGTAGGTATCTTCCCAGAGCTGGCAACCGGGATCGTCTTCGGATGTGGATGGCGGGACTTCGATACCTGCTTCACGGCAGGTCTTGGCCAACCCAGATACGGACAGGACATCGCTCGTATAGTCCCCGTCGGTCTTCCACGGCATGTTCTCGATCGCCTTAATCCGAATCCAGTCCAGAGCGTTGAGCCCCTTGTCGACTAGCTCCGAATTGATATTGATCCCATGCCATCCAGCTTCAACCGTGTGGCGAGATAGGAAACGCTCTACCGGCGACATACGATCACCGAAAGTAGTGTATAGGTCGAGGCAGTGCTGGGCATCCTTCGCCGCGTAAATCTTGAATTCCGCACCTTGTTCTGTATCTCGGACTTCATTCCAAGTCTTCCCCTTCATGCCCGACCTAGGGTCTTTCGACATGTCGATCCCGAGCAGTTGCTTCGAAGCCCCTGCTAGGTTACGTGGGGCTCCCATATAGGCAGCGAGGTTGGCAGTACAGAAGAATTCCTTCGGTAGAGCTTTGGTTATACCGAGTTCATGTAGTCTCTCGACACAGGCTCCGTCGAAAGCGTAGTTGTGCGCCACCCAGCGACCCCCCTCGATTTTGTCCCAAGGCGCCATTTTCGGGGGGCCTACAAAGTCTACTCCCGGACCCTTGATCGCAACCATGTAGATGTCCGCGTTGGGATGACGTAGGTAGTGCCAAGTACCCAAAGTGGTAATCGACGTTTCCTTATCGTAGTACGTTTCGAAATCTATTGCGTAGGTATTCATTTGATTTTGATGATGGTAACCCTATCTTCGCCGACAATCGCTTTGGCCAAGACCTCTTCTATAAAGCCCATCACCGCTAAGCAAGAAGAAATCCCCTCAGTATTATTCTCTGGAATAGTCTCTATAATCTTTCCCACCGCTATGTGAGCTTTGACAAAATTGTCAATAATCTCAATAGGCCCGAATTCTAGGACTACTAATTTTGCAGCTTCTGCTGCATGGTCCATTCTAGGATCTGGGATTACAATTAGTTCTTTGGATAGTTGTTGTGCTGTTTTGTGGTACATAAAATTTTGCCCGATTCATCTGTTCCGCCGTCGGGACCGCTGCGGTAAAAGGTTGCCCCCTACTAATAAGGCTATGTCTCCAGGGGGCGTCGCAGATGATACAACCACAATGGGAAGACATAACCTAATTTTATTTCTGCCAAAAAGTACTGCCCTGAGATGTGTGCCTCAAGATTTCCTCACGCCTGATCTGTTTAACCCACCGATCACGCTCGGCGTTCATGCCGAGGAAGTAACCGATGATGTAGCTTGGAACCAAGCTTACGAAGATGATTAAACCCATGAGCATACTAGTCCAAGGTCACAATGGTTGGACCACCATCGAGAGATGTTTCAATTACGCTCTCGGCTGGTTTCTCGACAATAGTGCCACCAAGCTTCTTGTTGGCGTCATCCATTCCGAGTTCGAGAGCCTTCTGAACGTAAGGCAATAGGAACATTGCCGCGGACTTCTCCTCGTTACATACGCTTTCGTCTTGGGACATACGGATTTCAAAATCCATTCCCTTACCCTCTTGATCATACTTGCATTGAACCATTACTGATGTCATTTATTGTTACCTTTCTTTGTTTTTATTGTTTTCCTGAACCAGCTACTAAAGTGTTTACCGTCCAGATTCTGAAGACAGTCGATAATATAAAAAGACATGATGACTGCTGTCATAGTATGTTCTTTCGCTTTATCTAAATACTTTTGATCTGGGAACATTAAAGTTATTGTTTTATCCGCATTGAGCCTCAATCCCGTTTCTTCTTTCGAGTCTATCGGCAGGAGATACAATCTCCCCCGTAGTAGTAATTTTATAGCTTTTAGTATTTCTTTCATTTGGTATTTCCTTTCGAGTTTTTTATCCTGCATCCTCATCTGGATCCTGTCCAGCTTTATTTTCGGCTGCTTTTCTGCGTTTGTTTGCATGTTTTACTTCACTGCTAATAATGCCTCGGAATCCCTCTCCGTAGACCATCCCTCGGCGTTTGAAGAAATCATTCATACCCTTATTAAATTTAGCAATCTCTGCCATGCTCAACTCTCGGCTATGCCCCGATACCCCCATACGTACGCTTTCACGTTTTTGCGTTGGGCCGAAGTCATCGCTCATTTAGTTTTTCCCCGCTTCATCTTGAACAGGAGGAAGGCGCATCGAACTAAAGCCCGTTCCATATGGGCGATACCACTCTCGCCCAAGGCATCGGGATCGGGGCGACTACCATCCAATTGCATTAACGATTGGCAGATATGAGCGATAGCCCTATCTGCATTGTACCGGATACTGTCCGTGTAGAACCATTGACCAAAGACACTCTTATCCGACCCAGCTTCCATAATCTTGGTAACGGTACAGAAAGCCTCGCCAGATACTTCCGCTATTGACGGGGGAGCCCCAAGTTCAGTTTGATTTTGTTGGCTCAAAGGATTCCCCTTTCTGTATGAATTTAGCCATTATTTTTGCAGCGTCTATTTGACAAGCTACTGCTCGGATAGCATTGCTCTGCGCATGAGAGGAAGATTTCCTCATGTCTTTTAACATTAAACTTCCGCGTTCCAAAGTTTGTACAAGCCAATCTATATCATGTTTCATTTTAATCCATGTTCCTTATTTTGTTAAATAGCCACACCATTAATAGTATCGCTGATACTACCATAGAGACACAAACCCCAATTAGAATGGCCCAGAACATAAGTTGAGCGACTAGGTCTCCCAACCATATAAAGAAGCCAGACATTTTAAGGTTCCTCTTGTGGGGTTTTGTTAACGTTTTCTACCTTATCCATAAGTTCTTCAAATCCTTTTGGGTCTAATGGGTCGCAGGAGAAGATGAGTACTTCAGTTATTCCCGAGTTTTTATTGATCCCAGTCACTCTTGATTTGTACCACCTACCAGCTAGCCACAGCCAAAACCAGTATAAAATGCTATCCATAAAAGATGAGAGGCACTGAGCCGAATAGCCCAGTGCCCCCCAAAAGATTAACCGAATATTGCTTTCAGTTGTTCACAGCATTCCGGGGAATGCTTACTGCTAATTTTGAGATGGGGCACGAAGTACGAACCGGATGGGCTCGTACGAATCTTGCTGGTCAGCTCATAACATGCGGTGTGCAATCCCGCCTTCAGGAATAGCTGACTGTCCGTAAACACCTGTTTACCCGCAGACCGGTAGGCACTCTTCGCCATCAGATACTGAGCCAACCCGTACTGGCTATCCCCGACTGCAAATGGGAATAGGGGGTTGTTCTTATCTGGGGCCTCGATAGCCACGATTGTCTGGAGGGCTTCGGTATACCTATCGGTATCAGCCTCGGCTTCCGGATCGTTAGCTAGCGCACCACCTGCTGCCCGTACATCCGCTAGACGGCTAAAGGTCTTAGCAATCTGGTCGGAACCATAGACCACATCCTGCATATAGATCTTTTGGATCCGCAAGAACGTGATCTTGGCTGGCTTCTTCCCGTCACCGATTACCACCTCTCGGTTGTAAACGAATGCTCCGGGCTGGAATGTATTGGATAGTTCGCCAGTCTTGGCTACTAGGTTAAGGCGGGGGACAGTAAAGTCCTTTGCCGAGAATTCACCTTCAACTTGACCTGCCAATGTGTTAACGGCTAGTTGAGCCATCGGAGCTTCGATAATAGCTCCTTCCTCTTTAAGTTCCTCATTCACTTCCGTCGGTTTGGTTGTTGCTTTGGGTTTGGTTGCTGGTTGAGCAAATGATGTCTTCATATTTGTTTAGTTTGTTTCTTTGGTTTTTGCCAAGTAGGTCACCTCTCCTCCGCCTTTCAATAGATTGGCTTCGTTGAGTTTGTCCTCCAAGGCTTGTTTTGCTTGTTGTTTTTGGCCACGCGGAAATGTTTCCGCGTAGGCTTTTTCAAGCTTGCTCCACGAAATCGTGGCACAAGCCGAAAATTGTTCAGGGGTTAATTTTTCTTTGATGATGTCGTAAGTTTGTGTTGGGTCAATGATTTCTTTTTTACCTGCACGAGTTTTGAGTTCATAGCCTGGGATCTCACAACCCGACATACGGTAGTCCATATTGGATTTTTTGACACTGTCGCACCACCTCTCCATAACACGTCTGATAGATTCTGCTTGCGACCTCTGGTCAGGAGTCGCAAGAGTAAGCGGGTCCGATAGTACCGAAAGCTCTGCGTCTCGCAACACGTCGTATTGTTTACTAATAACGAGTGCTTTGTTATGAAGTGCTTTACAGGTTCCTTTGTTTCCACAATATAAACATCCTTTCTCTGTCGGATTTAACTCCGGGTTTGGTTGTTGAGCCCTAGCGATAATGGTTTCAACTCGGAGCCTAAGGCGTTCGTAATCTTTGTCACGATTAAAAGTATGACTACTGATCATATTTATTCTTGGCTGGGCAAACACTACCTCGATCTCCTCGATAGTTTTCCATTTCTCGAATACACCCACAGCATACGCCCAACCTTGAATGTTCTCTTCTGCGTCGTCTACGGGATGCCATCCGAATTTAGCATCCCCTATCTTCGCCTTGCTCTCCCCGATAAGAACGATATCAGCAGTGCCGAATGTCTTACCGTCCGCAATCACCAGTTTAGTTTCTGGTAGATCATGGACGATAGGCCCTAGCTCGTTCCGCATCTCTTGGAAAACATCCGCAACCATCAGCACACTCTTCTTCTGCCATTCGTCTAGGTTCTCGTAGTTACCAGTCTCCAATGCCAAATGCATCATGGTACCCTCTAGGGCTGCGATAGAACCTCCCTCACTTGGTTGCGGTTCATTGTCCCATCCGGGACAAATCTCCCTCCACTTAAGTGAACTTGGTCCGTATTTATGGTGGCTCATAGTATTGCTCCTAATGTGTCCCCGTCCGATAGTGCTTCGATGTTTCGAAGTTTTCTACGGAGGCTCCTAGCGATTTGTGTTTCGACGGTTCCATTGGCGAAAAGCAAGTATTGCCTACTGGGAGACAAAGCTCCTGCACGATGAATTCTTCCGAGAGCCTGCTTGGTATCGATCGCCGAGTACGTTGGCGCGATAAGACTGATTCTTGGTACTCCTTGCAGGTCATGTAGGGACAATCCAACACCACCCGCCTGAATCATGCAAGCACATATTTTTACTTTGTTTGCTTGGAAGTCCGCGATATTTTGTACACGGTCTTCATCCTTCTGATCGCCGATGATTTCTGCCGATTCCTCTCCGACAAGCTTTTGGTATGCTTCAAGCGATTGTCGAAAATTAAAGAAAGCCACGACAGCATTTCCTTCCGCAAGGGCTTGTTCTGTGAGTTCAACAAAGACAGGAACACGCATCAACTCCGCTTTTTGTCTTGCCCGGAGTTTGATCGTGAGCGGGTTTTCGCTTTTCCTTTTGCCCGCGAGTTTCGCAAGTTCTTCCCGCATGGTTTCGTAGATTTTGTCGACGTCCCCCATGTCGTATGTGTCGGCGAACACGGAGTTGCTTGGGAAAGCGTCCCCGAGGTCAGCGATTCGGATGCGGTGTCCTTTCTCCGGAAAAATAGATCTGTGAATTTCTTGTAGCATTTTCTTTCCGCCCATGAAAGCCAGACCACGGCCCCATGGGGCAGGTCGACAACCCATCTTGTAATTCCACCGGTAGAAGTCGTGGTATTCATGTAGGCCCAACATGAACCCCGTCGCTCGCATGTCCAGCGGATTCTCTGCGGCAGTCGCGGATAGCATTAGTACTGGATGCTTCTTTGACCCCGTAAGTATTTTAGCATTAACGCTTGTTGCCCCCTTGCACCTGTGGACTTCGTCAAAAATTAAAAGTTTAACTCCTTTGAAAGACCACTCCCAACTCTTGGCGTCGTTCCATTTTCCAAACTTTGTCTTGCCCGTCTTTAGCTTTTCGTAGTTTATAACGTCATGCGTTATACCCCCTCGATCCAACCACTCTTTCCAAGATGGTATAACTGCTTTCGGGCAGATGACGATGACGTCCGCTTTTAATTGTTGAGCTAACCAAACTGCTTTAGCCGTCTTACCCGTGCCAGTATCGCTGGCGTCTAGCGCGACATTATTCCTCCGAAGGCTTTGTAACAGTGCTTCCGCTCCCGCCTTCTGCCATTCGAAGAGTGTGATGGATTCCATACTCGAGTATCAATAGTGCATCTGCCGTAGATAATGTCACGCTTAAAGTTGGGAATCTTCTTTGAGCCTCAGCCTTCAACTTGTTCTTCCATTCCGTCTTGCTCGCCATACTTTTGCTATTCCCCAGACTCAAAGCTTTCTGCCAAGTCTGCGGTCTTACCATTTCAATTCTATAGTTTAAAGACATAGCCACCCCCAATAGGAATCCAAAGCCCCTACCGAAATTAAACATTGCCGATCCCGGACTCCCCACTCCCCCTATGTATCCACCGACCTGTTCTATGAATATGGTGTCGTGGTAGGTTTTGAGATTGCGTAATAGGTTGAGCACGTCGCCCTCCGTCTCGGGCATCTTAACTGCGCTCACACTCCCGTTGACTGTCATGCTCGCTATGCCACCACTCGCTCCAGGATCGACTGCAATCATCCGTACCATCTCGTACGAAAAGAGTGGCTTGCCAAGCTCAATCTGATATCTTGGCCCCGTGCCCCAAATCGAGAAGTATGGTCGTATATGGCCTGAGGGAGCGACTCCCCTGACAATCGAGTTACTTGCTTTCCGAGAGGGAATCACCATGGACAAGGGCGGGCTCGGGAAAGAACAACACTTTTGGAATGTTGTAGAGATGCTTTGGCCGTACCACCCAAAGAAAAATCCGCAAGGGTTCCAAAGAAATCCTTGGGCTGACGATCAAATCGTTGAACTTTGTAAGTGGGAGTACTTGGGTATCTCTGGGCCTAAGTCCTCTGCAAAGACGGAGGTGGTCGGGTTGTGGGGATTGGTGAATTGGTATTCCGCTCCGTACGATACTCTTGTTCTAGTCACCACCACATCTGTTCGGGAGGCTCGGAAGCGTATGTGGGGCCGAGTCCGTGAGCGTCATATGCAAGCAAAGATTATGCCGGGCAAACTTGTCGACTCGATGGGGAAGCTTGTATTGGAAGAAGGTAGTAGCGATCGATCGAGCATAACCCTTGTGCCTTCCGCCAAGGATAAAGAAAAGGAAGCTTCCGAGAAACTGCTCGGTCTGAAGAACAAACGGGTATTCCTTTTGGTAGACGAGGCCACGGACGTATCCCCCGCCATCTTTGAGGCAATCGCTAACCTTTCCGCCAACCCCTACTTCCAATGTGTCGCCTGTGGTAATTTTAATTCAGCCTACGATCCGTTCGGTCAGTTCGTTACGCCGAAAGAAGGTTGGCAGTCGATTACTGTTGAGGCGGATGGTTGGGAAACAAAGGACGGTTTTTGTCTACATCTGGACGGAGAGAAGACGCCCAACTTAGACCATGATGATAAATGGCCGTTCTTACTTACTGGCAAGAAGCTAGAGGAGGATCGGAAGCGTCTTGGCGAGAACTCCCTATCGTACTGGAGATTTATTCGTTCCTTCCCGGCCCCAGCGGGATCAGAAGAGAATATATACAGCGAGGCCGATCTCCGTAAGTTCGAGGCGCATAAGCCAGCTATGTGGGTGGGAGCTAAACAACCGATCCCAGTAGCGGGGTTTGATCCGGGCTTCACCAGCGGAGGAGATAGGTCTATCCTCTTCTTGGGGAAATACGGTGAAACGGATGCGGGTATGACTGTGCATTTTGATAAGTATGTTGAGCTACGGGAGAATTCTTCTTTAAGGGATAGCCCTCGTAACTACCAGATTGCTCAGGCGCTAAGGGTAGAATGCGAGAAGTATGGCGTGTTACCCAGATATCTAGCCGTCGATGCCACAGGTGCGGGGGATCCCCTGTGCGACATCATAGCCACCATCTGGAGCTCCTCATTACTTCGTGTAAAATTCTCTGAGAGACCCAGCAATATGCCGGTTAGTCGAACCTCTCGCATAAAGGCAGATGAGTCCTACGGAAATCGAGTATCTGAACTTTGGTACGTCGGGCGAGAGTTTCTACGAGCTGGGCAGATTCGTGGGGTTACTATCGACTTGGCCAAGGAGCTGGTAGCCAGACAATACCGCACCGCAGAACGCGGTAAAATCTTTGTTGAGCCGAAGCGGGATATGAAAGCTAGGTTTGGGAAGTCGCCAGATATTGCAGACGCAGCCTTTTTGATGCTAGATGCTTGTCGCCAAAGAGCTAGTGCCATAGCTGGGACTATTGTGGCTGGGGGCGGGAAATACAAAAACTTCTTAGATTTTGCTAAGAAAGTAGACTCTCTACTATATTCTTGACCCTGAACCCGTAATTGAGTACTTAGAGTTTAACGTGGACCAAAACCTAGAGACGATTTCCCCCTCCGGGAAACCACCAAAATCAAGGCTTAAAGATGCTGCTGCAGCTTTTTCAATATATACTAACTTACTCAACGCAGATGTTGAGAGTGCTGCCCAGAGGGTACGGGTTCAAGCGATGCTCGACGGTGAGCCACCGTATAATCCGACCACTTTGCGGAATCTCGGCCAGTCTTATCGTTCGAATTTAAACTTTTTAGAAGCTTCCGCTGACCTTGAATACGCTCTATCCGCTTACTCGGATCTTGTAAATGGTGTCCCGCAACTTGCTCTAGTTAAAACAAGCTACGGGGATGACACCCAACGTGGTAACTACGGACAGGTTATATCAGAAGAGTTTGATAGGGTTCTGCGAAAGGACTGGGACGAGTTTTTCTATAACCAACAGAGACTAGCCCATGAGTTTGTGTCTTACGGAGTTGGCTTTACTTTCTTCGAGGACGATACAGATTGGAGATGGAAGGTTGCTGGGTTACGAGATTTTTATGTTCCTCGTGGGATAGCCGCTTCGGATAGTCGAATTGAGTTTTGTTGCGCTCGGCGAAATTATTACGCCCATGAGCTTTATCAGTATATCAAGGACCCCAAGGCGGCTAGGGCTGTTGGATGGGATGTAGACGAAGCCAGAAAAGCTATTATTAACGCCGTTCCCGTAGACACGAGTGGTTCAAGACTTGAGTGGGAAGAAATTCAAATCATGCTTAAGGATAATGACCTTTCGCTTTCTTTCGCCCGATCTGCCGAGATCCAAACCATTCATTATTATATTTTAGAATTCGACGGAAAAGTGACTCATTGTATTGGTTTACGAGATGGTTCCAATAATAATTTCTTATACCGCAAGGACAATAGGTTTGAAAACATAAATCAAGCTCTAGTCTTATTTACTTACGGGATTGGGACAAACGGAAACCTGCATTCGATTCGTGGTCTGGCTTACAAAATATATCCGCATATTCAAGTCAACAACCGTTTGAGGAACGCCATAATCGATTCCACTTTATTGTCTACTTCTGTGATGATCCAGCCACAGACTATGGATGATCTTCAGAATCTTACTATTGCGTATAATGGCCCGATGGCGATCTTGCCTCCAAATTTAAATATTGTTGAGCGCACTTCTCCGAATCTAGCGAACAACGCATTACCGATTGCCCAAGAGCTCTCTTCTATCCGCCGGAATAATACTGGAAGCTACGCAGCTCAAGTCATCAGTTCTTCTTCTTCCCAAGAGCGCACCGCGACTGAGGTTAGCGCCCAGTTAGAGAAGGAAGCGGTTCTTTCCACCCAAGCTCAGAATTTTTATTATGTCCCTTGGGGCAAACTCCTCAAAGAGCAGTTTCGTCGTTTGGCTCGGGGGAATTGGAAAGATACCGAACCCGGTGGTCAAATCGCTGTAGAGTTTCATAAGAGGCTTCGGGCTCGGGGAGTTCCCCTAGAAGCTCTGAAAAAGGTTTATGATGTTACCCCGATGAAAGCGGTTGGTTACGGAAGTGCTCAAGCTCGCTTACTCGCGTACAACGAATTTATGCAGATGATTCCGATGCTCGACGAAACAGGTCGCGCGAATGTAGTGAGGGATCGTATCGCGGTTCGTGTTGGCTACGACCAAGTCGATAGATATGCTCCCCCTTCCGCCGTTCCCCAGAGGTTGCCAATTGACGCTAAGATTGCGGAGTTGGAGAATGACTCTATGCAAGGCGGGCGTGGGGTTACCGTTCAAGCTGGCGAGAACCACGCGGTTCATCTCCAAATCCACGGGGCGGACGCTATTCGATTCTTACAAGCCATCGGCCAAGGAGCCATTGCTCCCGTTGAGGCTTTCAAATATCTCTCCCTTTCTGGGCCACACATGGCTTCGCACTTGCAACAGATATCCGCCGACGTTTCTCGGCAAGCTATGGTTGGGCAGTTTAAAGACATCATCAATAAAGTTAACCAAGCCGTGCAGAGATTGGGAGAGGGCCTCGCTAGCGAACAGAGGCAACAGCAAGAGAACATGGCGAAGATGCAACAGCAACAAGTTCAGGATGCCATGCAGATGCAGATCAATGATGTTAGGGGTAAGTTGCAAGCCGAGTACGCAGTTAAGATTGCGAAAGTACAGGCAGACGCTCAAATTGATAGGGCAGCTTCGGATGCCAAGATCGCCATCAAGAGCGAGGAAGCTCGGCAACGCATGGCTCTCCGAGATGCTCAGACAGCCCAGCGGTTGCGGGCTCAGTCCGAAAAGAATCGTCTATCTACCGAAAAGAAAAGACTTGCTTAATTTTCAGATTCTGCGACAAACGTATCGATGACATTTCAAGAGTGGAGCAAGCGAGAAGATTACGTAGAGCTTTGGAAAAAAACTTGGAACGAGCCCCACATGAGGGCTGGTATGACTGCTTTGATTCATATGGGACTGCCCCAATTAAATGCGATAACCCCCGCCCATGGGGAAGCAATTCAGCTTAGGGCATTGGCTCATTCGAGGAACGAGGGTTGGTACGCAGCTTTGAAGGGAATCGAATTGCTAAAGACACCCAAGACTGAGCCACAAGAGTTGCCAGCACCTTGGGAAGACGTAACCCAATAAACTAAGAGGTAAAATATATGGCAACCACAAACGAAGTTTCGTCATTTGGAGAAGCGTTAACCGCAGCCTTAGGGGATTCGGAATCCCCCCTAGCCTCTGCTACCCCCCTATCACAAAATCCAGTTATTGAGACTCCTGCCGAAACTAAAACTGCCCCAGAAACAAATACTGCTGTTACGGCTCCGGCTACGGCTCCAGTTCAGGAAGTTAAAACTCCCGAAGTTCCGGAAGCTCCCGAGGAAGAAGCAGACCTATCTAAAACTCCGGAAATAAAGACCCCGTCCAAGCTGATTGATTCCTTGCTGACCCCAGAAGCCGAGAAAACAAAAACAGTTAGTCGGGCTGAAGGCGATATCAAAGAGGAAGAGAAACTGCCGGGCAAAGCAACTAATTCTGCCAATTCAGCTTTTGCCGCTAAGACGAGAGCTCTTAAAGCCGCTGAGCAAGAACTTGTTTCTCTTAAGTCTGAATTGGAAAAGGCTCGGACTTCGGGCAACGCAGAAGCCTCGACCGAAGTACAGTCGATTAAATCTGAACTTGAAGAGACCCGTAAATTAGTTTCCGATTACGAAGGGCAGTTATCATTGGTTCGATTGGAAGGCACTCGGGATTTCAAGCGTTCTATTTCTGAACCCATAGCCAAAGCTGAGAAGGGCTTGTCTGACGCCATCGCGGGGTACGAAGGTTTGGCAGTTAAAGATATTCTTAAAGTATTGGATATCCAAGATCCAGCCCAACGAAGAGCTGAGTTTAAGGAAGTTATGTCCGGTGTCGATGCGATGGACGCATGGGCTGTTAAATCTAAACTGGATGAGATCGAGCAATTACGGGGCAAGAAAGATGAGATGCTTAAGTCAGCTAGTGAAACCCTTGCTAATATCGAAAGACAGGAAACGGCCGCGGAACAAGAAGCCCGTCTCACTTTTGATAGGCAGGCTGATGTGGCCTTCGAAAATACTTGGAATCAATTCGAGGATTCCTTCCCCATTTTAAAGCGAGGTCAGGCAGTTGAGTGGGATGACACAATCAGAGCGCTTCGAGAGCAAGCCGTTTATTTAGACAAGAAACCACTGGATCACCAACAACGGGCAACCCTTACCTACCAAGCGGTACTATTCCCCCTTGCCGTTCAAGTCGTTCGGGATCTCACCGACAAGAGCAATGCTACAATTGCAGATTTGAAATCTCAAATCCAAAAGCTTCAGGGGGCGACTCCTACTGCTGGGGCTAGTAGCAATAACGAACAATCTGCCGGCCTCCCCTCCAATGTTGGTTTCCTAGAAGCATTAGAAAAATCGATGGGTCGCTAATGCTAGTCGTACTGCCAGTCGGTCCTCAAGATCGAGAACAGGCTGTTCGCTGGCTTGATTGGGTTGAAGAACTTGGTGGTATCGGCAGTCATCGTTTGATGGTTGTCTGTGCTCGAGCAGTCCCAAACCCTACTGAGTTGGGTCGTAACTACGAGTTGTATATACCGCACGATCAAGATGAGCGGGGCTGGCCTATGAGTCCTAATCATATGTTTAAGCGGGTAGCCCAGCATATTACTTGGGGCCCGAATCCCGAGGCTTACTTTTGGTGTGAGCCAGACTGCATCCCCCTTATTTCTGGTTGGGTTGATCTTCTCGATTCCGAGTACCGAACCTGCGGTCAGTATTTTATGGGGGCTCAGGTTAAAGTGGAAGGTACTCCTGAGCATATGAGCGGAAACGCTATCTACCCAAAGAATATTATGGAACGGGCTTCTAATGTTATCCATGCTGATCTCGCTGCGTTTGACGTTGTAGGTGCTGAGCAGATTGTTGGACAAGCCTATTGGACTAAATCAATTCAGCACGTTTGGCGTAAGGACGAGGGTCGTAACTTTAAGTTCCCCGATCAAGCTAGCGTTGATGCTATGGTCAGTAAGGAAGCCGTCATGTTCCACCAGAATAAAGACGGGACTCTAATCGAAAGACTTCGCGAGCGTCGGTCTCCGGAGAAAGTAGAAGTAGCTAAGACTCCCGAAGTAAAACCGAAAAAACGTCGGATGCGTAGGAAACCTGGAAGTGAAGATCCTACCGAATAACATAGCCGTACTAGAGAATGATTCACATATTTCCCGCTGGGTCGAAGAGACCGGGAAGTTGGACCACGACGAATATTCTCTCCCCATTATTTTAAAGCACATCAAAGAAGGCGATTACGTCGTTGATGCTGGAGCTTTTATTGGGGATCACACCGTTGCCTACGCTAGGGCTGTTGGGTCTGGCGGAAGGGTCTACGCCTTCGAGCCCAACTTGTCTGCCTACGAGTGTTTAGTTTATAATTGCCCCTCGGCTATAACAATCAAGGCTGGGCTTAGCGATAAACCAAGTAGCCAATTCTTATCTGTAGCAGAGAATGCTGGTGCGAGTCGTATATCAGCTTGTGGTGACAGAGTTGTATTCGTCGTAGCTCTAGACTCATACGATCTCCCTAGACTTGATTTCTTTAAGCTAGATGTTGAGGGGTTCGAGGTATCTGCCCTTAAAGGCGCTAAGAAGACGATAACTAAGCATCGCCCGATCATGTGGATCGAGGTTAACGAGCATGCTCTACAACAACGGGACGAATCGCCGATCTCGTTAATCACTTATCTCAGGTCTGAACTCGGGTACGAGTTACAATCGTTCCCTCCGGAAGAAGGTCCCCAATACGATCTTTTATGCAAGCCTCTGTAGACCTATTTATCAGAAGCTACAAGAAAGACTTCGAGTGGCTTTCGTATTGTCTGAAGTCCTGTGCTAAGTCGGCTAAAGGCTTTCGTCAGATTCATATTGTGGTACCTCACGGGGATCAGCACGAACTAAATCACCTAACCTTAGAGAAAGTGCATATTTGCCCCAAGTACCCAGAGGATTATTTAGGACAGCAAGTCACTAAGTTAAACGCTGATTTGTATTCCGACGCGGACTTCATCTGCCATATCGATTCCGATACCGTGTGGTTGCACGACGTATCCCCTAAAGATTTCATTCATAATGGAAAAGCTATTCTATACTACGAGCCATACGACAAGATTGGAGAATGTCCTTGGCAACCTATCGTGGGGGAAGCTCTGGGCTGGAAGCCGGAATTTGAGTTTATGCGTCGCCCCCCACATACATTCCCTAGGTGGGTATATAAGGAGATGCGGGACTTCCTCCAGGCCACCCATAAAATGCCCTTTGATACTTTTGTCGCTACCCGCCCAGATCGTCGATTTAGCGAGTATAACACTCTTGGGGCATATGCTTGGAAGCACCATCGGGATAAGTTTGATTGGCGAGACCCCAGACAGAGTAAGGACACCGTTAGACAGTTTTGGTCATGGGGTGGTATTGATGGTAGCCGCTCCGAGTTAGATAGTATTTTGGGATAAGGTATTGACACGCCGTTAGAACTAGTTACATCCCGTATTAGTTCTTTGGCAGAGGTGTCGATGCGATGGGGCTAATTTGCCTGCGCCCTACAGGCTACGCTTAAATGACACTGAAGCGGTATTCGACGGCTAACGAATATCCAACTACCTTTTAGAGCTTGCCGGCTCTTGAAACAAAAAAGACGATAAGGAAACACGCTCATCGTGTGGTGAGAAGTTTCTGAATCATTACTTCAACAAAGGAGATAATAATATGCCTTGTACGAATATTGAGAATCTTCTGATTACAGAGTCCGGCCGTATCGGTGCGGATATCTATCGGAAGACTTTAAACACGTCCCCGTGGACGACTTTGGTTAAGCAAGAGGCTTGGCCAGATGAAATGGGTGTTTCTGTCAGCGTTCTGATCTATGAGCGGACCCTACCGGCTTCCGGTGGTTCGATCACCTTTTCGGACGTTGGTTACAACGCCAATGTTTCTAACGCTAATCAGGTCATCGCTCCCGCGGCTGGCTTTGGTTTAAACGGCGGAAACAATAACTTTAACAGCGGCGGCGTTTCACCCGGAACTTGCGGAATTGCTGGCAATGACCTCGGTTTTGCCCAGACCCTCCGCACTTATAACCTCCAACAGGCGGCAATCAACTCCCCCGACATCTGCTTGAACGACCTTCGGTTCCCCGTTCGTCGTCAGGAACAACTACGTAATATCATGTCAGTATTGAGTGAGAATACGCAGTATGCTTGGGAAAACCGCTACCGTGACGAGTACGCTCGTCTCGCTAACTACAACGTAAACGCTAATCAGACTGAACTCTTGGCAGCCTCTGGGCAGGTCAAGGGTTCTTTCAGCACTTCCAATCTGCCTACGAGCCGGTTGACCCAGGGAATCCTGCGGTACTTCTACTCTCGGTTGATTCGTGACGGCGCTGGTCAGAATGCGTACGGCAAGGAAAACGGAGCTCCCGTATTCTTGCTCGTCACCTCCCCCGAGGCTTCTGATGACTTGATCAAGCTCAACGCGGATATCCGTCAGGATCTGCGTTTCGCCAAACCAAGCGAACTGATTCAGCCTCTCGGCGTAGAACGTAGCTATGCTGGTTTCTACCATTTGGTAGACACCATGACTCCTCGCTACGACTTCGTCGGCGGTGCGTTTGTTCGCCGTAACCCGTATGCCACAGATGCTAACGCATCGAAGGGCACTCGGTTCATCCCGAATCCCGCGTACTACACTGCGGAATACGAAGATTCTATTATCTTCCATCCCGACGTGTTTACTTCGCTGGTCGCGAAGCCCATCAGCTCCACCGGAGCTATGGCATTCGACCCGCAGAGCTACCGCGGTGACTTCCGCTGGCGGAATATCCCCAGCCGGGATTGTAACCCAGACGGTACGATCGGATTCTTCCGGGCTATCTTTAGCTCCGGCTCGAAACCCGTTCGTCCCGAACTCGGTGTGGTTATCCGCCACAAGCGCTGCGCGGCCGACTTCGGCCTCGTTGGTTGCTACTCATAAGCTGAGTAATTGAATTGAAGGGGGGCGTAGGTTCTATCCCTGCGCCTCCTTTCTTTTTGTAATTATGCATTGCGGATGTTCTGAGTGTATGGCGAAAAAAGGTCGTGGCCCCGCCATGATCGTTATTGCTGTCGCTCCTAAACAAGGAGATAAAAATATGAAGATTGCTACATTTGCAGTCCCGAAGGGTTTTACTCCGCCTGAAGGCGTTGTCGAGGGAGACACGTTCGAAGCTATGGCCTCGTTTAAACACGGCGGCAAAACTTTGGATTTGGTTTCTATCGAAGGTGCTGAGGCTGAGATGCCCGAAATGGAAATGGAAATGGAAGAGACCAGTAAGGCTCCCGCCGAAGCTGGGTTTGCTGATGCTATTGAGATGGGCGTCATGCCCGAAGGAAAGATGGCGTAAGTGAAGCGTGAGGTAAGGGGCGAAGGCTGGACTGAGTTTGTCTGCGCGATTGTCGAGCAGGGACTCCATGATCTGGACTTCGCCCTTACCGCACCTGTTGGCCGTAAACTAGACCCTAAGAACTACTTTACGCCTTTACATTTTGATTTATTTTTCGATCAAGTTCCTGGGCTGTGCGAAGTTTCCAATATAAAAATATCTGCCCAAGCTATTGAAAGAAAAGTAAAAGGAAAGATTGACAAACTGAGGTCTATAAGGAATAGAAGGAGAGAGAAACTATGTCAGAACCAACTCAAGCAAACATCGAGTTCGTAAGCCAACTCCGAAGGGCTTTACTGTTCGGTCAGATTACCCGCGCTCAATTGCGTGGTACTTCCGGAGAAAATCTCCAAGGCAGTAGTTATTATCCAGCGTCGGATGAATTCGTTCGTAATTTCCAAAGGGCAGTTGGTTCCGGCCAAGTTACCAATGCTCAAATCTTGAACCCGAGTTTGATTGCGAACACAGATACTTACGCGAGAGCCAGCAATAGTTTTGTGTTAGAGTGTAATAGGGCAGGTGCTGCTGGCCAGCTCGTAACGACCGTAACTTAAGGAGATATAAATGCAGACAAACGCACCAGCCGGTGGAGAATGGGTTGATCAATATAATAGGGCAATCGCTTTCGGGCAGATCAATGTTGATCAGCTTGTTAATTTGCCAGCTCACGCCTCTACACATGCGACAGGTGGTTCTGATCCCGTTACCCCAGCTTCGATTGGTGCTGTTTCGTTAGTTACAAATAATGTTAATATAGTTCCGAAATCAGCTTATTTTAGAGCCGACGGAGTAAACCTTTTAGCTGCGGTTACATCAAACACCGTTCTGTTCCCCGTTCCGGCTGGGTTCTTTTTCACAGCAAGTTCCGTCAAGGTGATCATCACAAGCACCAACCAGAGCGTAGCGTTTACTACGGCTCCGGAATTTGAAGTTACTAACGGCTCGGGTATAAAATTATGTAACGCTTTGGCATTGTCCGCTACCCGAGTTCACGCTGTTGGGGATGTAATTATGGCTGGCGGTAGTTTTGGTGGCGGGAGTACAGCCAGAAAAATAGCAACCGACACCGTTGACTTTACAGTAGTCAACCCAGCTAGGGCTGGTGGTACTCAAACTATTATGCTGGGGTCAGTTTTTATACAAGGCGAATTGTATTCTTAAGAAGGAGTAACTTATGGCACTATATCCCGAAGGCACAGCACCGCTACCCTTGGACGATGTCCAGAGGGCGGCTAATAAAGCGAATGAGATTTCTCGTCAGGCTCTTGGTCAGAATGGATCCGTGGTGCTTACTGGGTCGACCAATGCTAGCGGAACTTTTGTCGCTCTTCAGTTTTTGGCTTCTACCGTAGTGACTGTTTTAACGGCTCCTGGAATTACTGGTGTTGCGAGTCTCCAAACTACCTACACTGCTGGCACAATCATTTACGGAGATTTTAGAGCCATCACAATTACAAGTGGCTTGGTTATCGCCTACAAAGCGTAGTTTTTTATGCCGAAGCTAGGGCTCGGCTTGAGTTTGCCAGATACTAGAATTGTTAGTGCACCCGCACCCAGCGGGATTCCTGTGGCGAGTACGGCAAGTGTGATAATTGGGGATGCTGGTACTTTTAACGGAACATACGCAAAAAAGATTCCATCAGAAACAGTTTTACTTAGTGCTGGTGAGGATGCCTTTATGTCGGCTGGAGTTTCTTATGCTCGCGTAGTCGGTGATCAAGCGCGTGTATTATTAAGACCAAACAGCACAATACAACATATCATCTTTGGAACAATACTTGGAACGCCATACGCAAATTGGGTAGCATTGTTTTTTTACTTTGATACCGATACTGGTGAGTATTATTACGAGACAACTTACACAAACGCATCAACGGATGCAACAAACATCCCCACAACTGGCTGGTCATCTGCCATCACCATCACCGCCGCTTAATTATATGCCAAACCTAGGACTAGGCTTATTATTACCGCAGACTGGGGTTATTAATTCTGGCCCTGGTTATCCCTATACAAATGAAGCTGTTTTGACTAATCAGGCTGTAGCTAATGGCACTTACACAAGGCCCATTGCTCCAGATGATTCAACAAATATAGATGGTTCTTTTATTTCATTTGTTACTGGAACAAAAACAATATCAAATGTGCCGGGCGACAACGAGTACAATACATTCTTGGGTTGGTACATGTATGATTCTTCTTTGTCTGACCCTGGATTCCCAAGATACGGAGAAGTAACATATTTTAATATTCCTCAAACTTTTTCCACGATTACATCCACAAAATCATTTACAGTTTCTGGGTTAGAAACAGCAGTTAACGGGAACTATTCAAGAACAACTGGGTTAAGCACTTCTTTTAGTAAAGCTGGTTCCAATGATATTACTTTCCCCCTAAACGACCCAGCTTGGTACATTTGGGACGCTACTAATTCCTTTGTAACGCACTATTTAAATTCACAAATTATAACAACTGGCGGTTGGAATTACGGCACTGCGGCTAAAATTACTATTACTGGGGCAGCAGGGGTAGGAAGCGGAGTTTACACTTATACCGGAACTATCCAAGAGAATGGGGGTTCAATTTTGCAAGGCCCGGGTAGTTATTCCGTTAGAAATTATGGAACTGAAATAGTGTATTCTAATGGCCCCTTTCTCGACACAATTATGAGCACGGCTGATGGGGGTTTTAATTGGACATCTACCGCTCCGTGCGCACAATTTACAATTTCAGGTTTAACGGGGGGATCTGGAAACGGAACTTATATATTTACCCAAAGAAGTACAGATGGAGTCAACGAATGGACTTTCTCACATACAAGTAATTTAGACATTTTTTGTACGTATGATGTATCCGCTGGCACATGGACAATATATGAGCTTCCAAGTGTAGGTACAATATTGTCTAAATCTGGTACTTCACCAGTAGGCACATGGACAAAGAATGCGGGGCAAACTGGAACTGCAACGGGTGGAAGTGTTGTAGCCATGACTGCAACTGGTGTTCGTCCGACCCCTACAATATCAAACATTGTTAATGTTTCTGGTCCGGCCCCTGCCCCGACAATTACTACTTCTGGCGGGTAATATATGCCAAAACTAGGACTAGACCCCTATGTTGTATTCTCTTAAAATGAACCCAACCCCCACAGAAGAAGATCTCTTAGCCTGTATATCTTATCTCTGCGACGAAGGCTTTATAACTATATACCAAAATGAGAACGACGAATGGTTTGTAAAAATCGCGGAAAACGTGTAAGGTAAGTATATGGCACCCAAGGATAACGAAAGGCTGGCTCGTATCGAAACGAAGCTTGATACTGCCCTAGCCCATTTAGGAGATCACGAGAGTCGTATTCGTTCCGTAGAAAAAGCTTGGTGGAAACAATCAGCTATTATCGGAGCTCTTATCGCTTCCATTTCTTGGTTTGGCCCAGTAATAAGAAAGCATATTTTTGGTTCGTAATTCTTACGCATGGAGCTATATTAAGCCCATGAAACTATTAATCCTCCCGTTACTGCTATTGGCAGGTTGCTCAACCATTAAACCAGTTGGTTCCCCAGAGTTCGGTGGGGTTACTCGCAAGGTCGATGCCGTCGAACAAGCGGTTAATTCCGGCGACCTGCCTACCATCAAGAAAGAGTTCGGCAGTCTGAAGTCCCAACTCTCCTCCGCCCAAGCCGCCTGTGAAGCTCAAGCTGGGGATTATGAACGGATGACTAAAGAAGCCAACGACTGGAAGGCTAAGCAGAGGAAAGCCTTGAAGGAATTATGGATCTATCGTGGTGCTCTTATCGCTTTGGGGCTATGGATCTTTAGGGGCTTTATCTTCGGTGGTATCATGTTCGTAGCTAGGAAGTTTGTGGGAGTTCCTTGGTGAACTTCCTTAAGACCAACGTACAGGGCCTAATAGCCCTTTTGGGAGCCCTTGGGCTGTTCTTCGGGCTCGGACCCCTACTTCAGCATATAGACCCCACAGCGGGGGTTATAGACATCGGAGCCCTACATCTGCTTGTGTTTGGTACAGTCAAGTTCTTGCTCGGGGTATTTGTTGTTTGGCTAGTCATTTCTTTTGATTGGGCTCCTTTTGACAAGTATCTGGATACCGAGGCTTTTGCGGATGATTTCCTTACCCTTCACCCAGAGACGAAAGCGAAGCTCTTGGTCTATCTCTTTATAGGGCTTTTGGTTACATTCGCCTTATGTACCAGAGGATCCTGAATGTTTCGGCCTATCCTATTATTTGTCTTACGGCATTGCTTCTCTCTGGGGGACTTGCAATGGGAAGTCCTGACCCGAAAGATTCTACTCGCGGAAAAATCATATCATTTGCGCGGTCAACAATCGGAATCAAAGAGGCAACTGGAAAAAACGATGGGGAAGAAGTTGAAGAAATTCTCAAAAGCGTCGGGCTCGAAGGGACGGGCGCCCCGTGGTGCGCAGCCTACGTCGTCTGGGTTGGCGACTCTGCCCTCGGGCGAGATCATAATCCCTACCCGAGAAGTGCGTGGTCTCCAGATTTCGTCAGGAACCCAACTTGGAATCGGGGCCGTGGTCGATTACCCACCGAAGCGGATACCTTCGGGGTCTATTTTCAGAAACTCAAAAGAGTCGGTCACACAGGGTTGGTAGAAAAAGTTACTGGTGATTTTGCCGTAACTATTGAAGGAAATACCAATAACGGAGGGAGTCGAGACGGAGATGGTGTCTACCGCAGACGTCGTCTCTTGAGCTCGATTCTCGGAAAGGATTGGCTATGAGTTTAAGGATAGGCGCTATAGGGGTACAAAAAGTATCCGCTAAGTTATTGGAACATGGGTTTCTAGTGTGTCTTCCGGTTTTCGACGAGGGTTACGATTTGATTAGCGACTGGAAGGGGAAGCTACAACGGGTACAAGTTAAAAGTACCACCGGACAGAAGGGTATGGAGGGGCGCTCAAAGCTTAAATTCTTTGCAGTACGTGGTCCAGGATACGGAGTAGGATCCTCCCTCAAGCATTACAAAACAAAAGAGGTGTACGCTAAGACTGATTGCGATGCCTTTATCTTCTACCATATCCCCCTAGACGCCCTTTTTGTGGTACCTCGGATCCGTTTGCCTAAGACAAAATCAATCTATATTGCTCCCAATTCCCATTGGAGGGACAACTGGGGATCCCTAAAGCAGTAGTTGCCGACCAACTTGGAATAGGATACATACGACGCTATGGCTATTGCTGATACTACGTTGCTTCTCGAGGGGCAACAGGATTTTTCGGGGGGTATGGATGCAAGTCTTTCTCCTACTCTGATACCAGCTAACACGGTAGCTACGGCAGTTAATATTACCTTTAGGGGTGGCCGGCCTTCTACTCGTCCGGGGTTTAGGCAAGTTCCCCTATCTTCCCCAGCTTCCGACCCCGGTTTAAATCTTTTTGTTAATAGTTATTTCCAAGGTTCTCATTTCTATTTAGAGAGACGACAAAATTATAACTCCAGCATCATAGCGGTAACTGGTGGGAATGTAATCCGAATAGATCTTGGAACTTTATTAGTTACTTCCATATATCCTGTTTTTGGTGCTGGAGATATCCTAGTCGGCAGAAATTACACTATTAAATCTATCGGGACCTCTAATTTTACTTTGGCCGGCGCTTCTAGCAATTCTGTTGGGACATCGTTTACCGCCATATCGTCCACAATCGGAACCGGAACAGTTTATGCTACAGATCCCCAGATAGACCGAGTAGAAAATTGTTACTTTGTTCAGGCTGAAAAGTATATTGTGATTCAAAATGGTAAGAATACACCTTTAATTTGGGATGGCGATGATCTTTGGGTTTCTGGTGTGGGTCCTTCAGGTTCAACTGGGAATATATCGCAACTCCATACAATTGGTTCCGGAACTGTTATGGCTTACGGTCAAGGAAGACTTTTTGTTGCCAACATAGATCGTACAGAAATCACAGCAGGAGATTTGGTATTCGGCGGGAGTACCGACCAAGTCAGTATAACTTCCGGTGTTGGCACTCTTGCTGCGGCAACGTACTCTATCACTACCGCTACTCCTCATGGGTATTTACTAGGAGATATAATTACTATCTCTGGTCATTCCTCAAGTAACGGGGTAAACGGAACTTGGGAGTGCGGAACTGGAACAACGGGGTCGACTATTGTGATTGATGTCGCTAGCCCGTCGTCGGCCACATCCGGAACTGGCGGTTATGTGGCTAGAGCAAACGCGGGTTCCGAATCTGATCTTCTTCGTTTTACGGAGACAACATATCTTTCCGAGGGGGGTACTCTGCAAGTTCCAGCGTTAATGGGAAAAATAAACGGTCTTGTCTTTGTTCCCGTACAAGATACTGGAACGGGTCAGGGAGATCTTCTTGTGTTCTGCGAACGCGGAACTGCTTCTTTTGCCGTGTCTGTGCCAAGAGTAAGCTGGGTATCTACTCCCGGTTTTCAACGTATTGCGTTTCCAAATATAGGGGCTACTGGGTACAAAGCGATAACGACAAATAACGGAGACGTATTCTTTCGAGCCTTTGACGGGTTGCGTACCTATAGAAATGCTAGGGCCGAGTTAAATACGTACGGGCAAGTACCCATGTCGGCAGAAATGAATTCTGTTTTAAATTACGATTCCCCTAATTTGTTAGATCAAGTAAGCGCCATTATTTTTGATAATCGTCTTTTATTCACGGCGTCCCCTACAGTATCTTATACTGGTGTTTCTAACACGTCGGCGGTTAAAAAGCCTGTAACATTCTCTAAACTCATTGTTTTAGATTTTACAACTTTATCTACGGCTGGCGCAAAAAGATTGGCGAGCTACGATGGGATGTGGGGAGGATTAGCCTTCCTCCAACTTATATCTGGTATTGTTGGTAATCAACCCAAAGCTTACGTATTCGCATACGATAATGCTAACGGAGGAATCAACGGTTTATGGGAATTGACTACTAATGATATTTACGATTATCCTTCGGGCGTTAGCCCTCAAAGAATTAATTCCATATTGGAAACAAAAGCGTTTTCATTCGGAAGCCCCCTAGAGCAGAAACGAATGATTCGTGCTGATTTCTGGCTATCTAATTTGAGGGGAACCCTAGACGCAAACGTTTATTGGAGACCAGATCAATACCCGTGTTGGCGGGAGTGGCACTCCTTTACTCGTTGCGCCACTACTGATAACTGTATTGAATCTGGAGCTTCAACTTCAATTGTTTCGGCAGGGGCTGGAACGACTAAACTTTCTTTTACTAAAGTTCTCCTTCCGGTCGAAAGCCCAGACACGTTTAGGTATCGTCTCACAAGGGCCGGTTTAGTTTCCGGTCCTATTACGTATGGTGAAGACCCAGACGCAAGCTTCCAAGAAAACGAAATACTTGTAGCTCTAACCACGGGGGGCTTTCCAGCCATTAGTGTTACACGATCTGGTACTTTCCCAGATTACGAATTTGTTATTACTGAAACTCTTACTTCTGAGTTTGCGCAGTACACACTTGTTCCAGTCAAATCTGCTGGCGAAGAAGCCTGTTTAAGCAACTTTACGCTTAAAAATTTGCAACCCCAGTATAGACCTCAGATTCGAATGCCCACACCGTCAGAAGAATCAGATCCTATTATTTCTCGCCCATTCATTTACGGGAATGATTTTCAACTTCGTTTAGAATTTACTGGTCATTTCGAGATGAACCGAATTCTTATACTCGGTCAAAGAATGTTAGAACAGTACCAAGGAACCGACAACGTACAGGTATTATAATATGCCCGACGAAGCCGCATGCGCACAATTGATTTGCTGTCCCTTGGGGAATTCCGTCCCCCCTATTTTGACAAGCCAGCCACTGTTAACTGAACTTGACCAAAACATTCTTACAGAGACAGATGTGGTGATATCGACTTGACTTCTAAGAGCCAACATTGGATATAAATTTCAATGCCTAGAATTTCTGCCCTACCTAATGCTACTTCGGCAGCCCTTTCTGACGAGTTTCCGATTGTACAAGGTGCTGTAACGAAAAGGGTTACCTTTAACACGGCTCAGAGTTCTGGATTGTTTTTGCCTGGCGTTGGGACGATTACAGAACTTTTATTGGGGAACAACGCAGTTACCGCTGTAAAATTAAGTTCTAGCTCGGTTAACAATTTACTTCGGGCGGTTGGAACAGATCACATTCAAGACGATGCTGTTACCATTGCAAAAATGGCGAATGATTCCGTGAACACTGCCGAACTAGTAGACGGGTCGGTCACTGGCCCAAAGTTAGCTGCCGGCTCCCTTTCTATTTCCAAGTTTAATACCGCTGAAAAAATTTATTTACAGTCGGCTGGGACGGCACGGCCCGGTGGGTCAGTTATTACTTCTGGGTCGGTTGAGAACATCGTTGTGTACGAAGCTGGTTCTGGATATTCCTCCGCCCCAAGCGTGACAATCCCAGCCTCTCCTACTGGCGATAATGCAACAGCTACAGCCGTTATGTCTGGGGTTGCACCCAACCAATCAGTAGCTTCCGTCACGGTTACTCTAGCTGGTTCTGGTTACACAACTAACCCCACGGTTACTATTGCCGCCCCAGCATCTGGAACTACAGCTTTGGCATACGCATACTCTATTACCTCTGGTCTTTCTACCGAGGGGGATAAAAATTTAGGAATTGGGTCGGAGCAAGCTGGATTTTTTATTACTGCTGACAAAAAAGTAAAAGCAGTCGGGTACAATCGCTCGTATAAACTTGCTATCGGATCTACCAATGTAAACTGCCATCTCCCTATGGAATGCGGTTTTATTACTAACCCGAGTGCGAATGTTGTTCCGTATAGGGTTATCCAATCAAGCATAAATACGTATGTTATCGATACTCTGGGTAGAGTTTGGACTGCTGGTTACGGGGCTAACGGAGCTGTTGGTTCCGGTAGCACCGGAGATGTCGTACTGTTTGCTGCACTTTCCCAAGCGAATTTTGGCAACAAACCAGTAACGTATTTAACTGTTGACCCATATGCCGATGCCACAACAGTTATTGCGATAACGGCAAATAAAAAAGCTTATGGGTGGGGATACAATAACCAAACTCAACTGGGGGCTGGTATTGCTAGCCAACTTTCTCCGGTCGCTGTTGGGCCCGGATTTGATTTTTCTGATGCTTTTACTTGGGGATCTACCTACGCGTCTTCTCTGCTTATCGAAGCTATCACAGGTCGTGTGTTATGCTCTGGGTATAACGGCTACGGACAACTGAGCCAAGGGAATGCTACCGCACGAACTACTCTTGGTTTTTATTTCAAATCCGCTGGTACGGCTATTGGGGTTGGAGCGGAAGGTAAAGTAATTAAAGCTATCGGGTCTGGGTATGGTAGTTATGGGTACTCAGTTCTTTTAACAGATCAGGGTAAAGTATTTACGGCAGGTTACAATGGTTATGGTCAATTGGGAGATGGCACTACTACGAGCACTGATTCAAAAGCAGTTAAGTTCGCCGTCGAAGTAATGTCGAGCGGAGCCGCTGATATTTATGTCCCAACGGGAACCGGATCATATGGGGCCATCTTTATAAAGAAGACTGACGGATCTCTGTGGGCTGCTGGATTTAACGCTTACGGTAATTTCGGTGCTCCCGGTTCGGGCGGTGGGACAGCTTCGACCAATCCGACTTTGACCAAAGTATGGGACCCTGCCGTTATAGGTACTACCGCAACAAAAGTAGTATTAGCTGGGGGTGCTGATTATCTGACTAGTTATGTTTTAGGGGCAAATGGTGTTCTATACGGAGCTGGGTATAACCCATACGGGCAACTTGCTATCGGGTCGAGTACTCAAGTTAATACTTGGACGGCTTTGTATCTAAACCCAGGGACATCGTCTATTGTAGATATTCGTGTGGGTAGCGACGCTACTACCACTAATCCTCGGGTACTAATGTCCGACGGTAAAGTTTATACCTCTGGCTATGGCGCAAATTATTCGTTAGGGAACTCGTCTACCGGTAGCTTCAACACTTTCAGTAATATCCTCTTTTGATTTATGTCATTAATCCCCGGATCCCTACCCTCAGATACGTGTTACGGAACTCCCCAAGAGTTGTTGGAGCTTTTTGCCCAATACTTGGATATTCCCGCTTTTGCTATTTCCAGTAAAGTTCTATACAGCGCCGTAGACCCATCTCCGAATACGGATTTTTTATGGGTTAACACAAATGTAGCGGCGTCCCCTGTCCTTAGTGTTTATAATAACGGAGCCTACCGAGAGTACCCCTTCGAAGGTTCATTAAGCCCCGCTCGTCCAGAAACTTTAATTAGCGGTAAAGGAACTATCACAACTTTAGCTAATTCAGATCAGTTGCTCATAAGCCAAGCTGGAACTTCTCGTGTGTTAAAGAAGATAACGGTCGGGAATGCATCTATTTCGCTCGGTAGAGTTGCTCAAGTTGTGGAGGGATCGACAAGCACGTCAGTCACAGTTAGCACACTTACTTTGACGGATACTGGTTTAACCGTTACGATTACACCAACTTCAGCTTCTAATAAAATTTTAATTTTGGTTTCGCAAAATTATAATGCGTTTAGAGTATCATCGGGGCAGGGAGTAAAATTTAGTGTCTTGCGTGGATCTACGGCTATATACGCTGGGTCTACTTCAAACACAGACATACTTACTAGTGTGGGGAATTCAACTACTTCCCAGTTAATCGGGACATGGTCATTTCAATATTTAGATTCCCCGAGTGCATCAGCCGCAACTACCTACAAAGTCCAAGGACGGCCTTCTTTTAACGATGCTAGCGGGTACGCGGCTTTTCAATCAAACGGAGAACGGTCGTCAATTGTAGCTATTGAGGTAAGACCATGACAATAGATTTAACAAAAACAATTTTATTTTTGCGCCCTGACGAAGAATGGACTCTGGTTGGCAACGACTATTCCGGTTTGACTTGGTTGTCGGATACCCCAAAGCCAACCGTGGAGGAATTAGAGCAAGCTTGGTCTGTATTAGAACCAGAAATTCCTTGGGATCCTATTCGCAAATCGCGAGATAGTTTTCTAGTGGCTTCCGACTGGACGCAATTACCTGATGTGTCTATCCCCAATAGACCAGCTTGGGTGACCTACCGCCAGAAGCTTCGCGACGTAACCAAGGATTTCCCAACACCCGAAGATGTAATCTGGCCAGTCCCACCAGCGTAAGCCATGGCTATTACCCTAGCAGAAGCCAAGGCTGCTCTGTCCCCATATGTCGATAACGGAGTTTATCCGACCGACGATAGGGTGATAGCTCGGATTAACGAGGCGCAGAGACGTCTCTATGCGATTCGTTCTTGGCTTGGTGTTCTTGCTAAATTTTCTGTTCCTGTGGTTGGCAATGTGTTCACTCTACCAGATCCTACTGGAAATATTTCAACTTTTGCGGGGTTTGGGCTGAACACAATCTTAAGAGTAAATTCCACTTCCCTTAACGCTGGGTTCCTCACTAACAGCGAACAAGCTTTTCTCTCTAACAGCGAGACCTTGCTCAAAGTGAGTAAACCAATTAACTCCGCAAATTATAGATCCTATCAGATATCCGGAGTCAATCCGCTTCCTTCTTTTGTAGAAGTAACTGGGAAACTAAATTTTATTGCAGCAGCGGTACCCACAGACCTTCTGATTATCCAAGACGTTGACGCCCTCCGCCTTATGCTCCTAGCCCTTTGGCGGGAACAGAATGGACAGCTTGATCTCGCACAGGCGTTCGAAGCCAAGGCTGTTGAGCGTTTATCCGTTGTGATAGACAAGACGCTCGAGGGGGCTCGTCGGTTGAATTACCAGTCCGCCATTGCAAACTCTTCCTCTGGAACCATGGGTTTCATGCGGGCTCGCATGGCTCTCGATCTCAAGGATGGTCTCCATACGGACGACGCCGCCCTTTTCTACGTGATTGATCGGGCCGAGGAGCACCTGATGACCAAGGGCAAGTGGTTTGGGACGATCGAGCAGTATACTATAAGCGTACCGACGAACGGAGAAATCTATCTCCCCAATGAAGTCGACTCTATTTTGTTTGTGGCGCACGACACTCAGAGAATGGATTTGTTTGCGAGGGAGTACGACTTCCACGAGAACGGTCCTGGATATAGGACTATCGACAATGATTCAGTAAGCACTGTGGTTGACCGTGGCGAGGGCTACGTTTTGAATAACTCGACGGGTCTGTTCGAATCCAAACGCCGCTATTTTGTGAATAGGCCGGATTGCGGGTGCCCAGTACCGAACACCGACATTGTCATTCTGGCTAAGAAGCGGTTTGTACCGAAGCTCAACGATTCCTCCGAGATGGCGATTAAGAACTACCCCGCTATGGTGGAGATGGTTACCGCTTTGATGCAGACGGAAAAGCCTGACTTTTACACATTCCACGAAAACAAGGCTGTCGAACTTCTCCGCGCCGAACTTCTTGAGAAGCGTGGCGGGACTAGACTTAGCATGCAGGTTCAGGGTGTGGGCTTCGCCATGGGCGATATACCCCACATACTCTAATGCAACCAATTATTGACTAGTGGCTTAAAATGAAAGATATCAATACTCAAGTGACAACCTACGTCGAAACGAAAATCCCTTTCTATCGGCTTTGGAAACGGAAGGATTTGAAGGACATGATCAAATTCTTTGCCGACCTTGGACAACTCATTGTACATCAGAACGAGAAGGGGAAAGTGGATGGAGTTCTGGCTTTGCAGTTTGTGGACAAGCCTTCGGACATTCGGGAGTGGAAGAACAATTTTAATTCTAAAGGCGTGGCAATCGTTGTCTTGGCCTCGGATGACAAGGTAGTTCGTGGAGAACTTGTACGCAACGCAATGGCTATTTCCGGTATCCGGTCGTGGATCTGTTTCGAGAGGGGCAAGTATAACGATCGTATGCGTGTGTTGCCTTGGACTTTAGCGGAGAGGACATCATAATGGGTGGACGTAGATCATCGCCAGCACCCCCGACACTACAGGCTCCTCGCGTAGTTCCGCTTGAAGAGACTTTTTCAAAATTTTTAGGCCAAACTTCTCAGTTTCCCGCTCTTTCTAGTTTCGCGGGGGATGTAAATAAAATGTTCAGATCCGAACTTGAAACCGGATTGCCCGGAACTCTTGGGGCTTCTACCCAACTGAGCTCATTAGTTAACCAATTACTCGGAGGGGAGATCCCCGCTGATGTACAGGCTCAGGTTCGTAGGGGTAGCGCCGAACAAGCTCAAGCGGTGGGGTTGCCCGGTGCAAGCGAGATGTCTCGTAACTTGCAAGCCCGTGATTTCGGCATGACTTCGATGGGTCTGATGCAACAGGGAGCGGCGTATGCTCCGGGTTTGATGGAGTTATCTAATTTTTTATCCCCCCAACAGGCTCAAAACTATTTGTTTTCGACTGGCCAGCTACGAGGAGAGGACTTAAAGCAAGCACAAGATGTCGCGAGCACCAACAACCAGAACGCTGTAAACAAATACAATTACGATGTGGCTAAAGCTCAAAGCGGAGGCAACGGGGGGCTATTCGGAAGTATTGGTGGTCTCATTGGCGGGGCTGTTGGATCATTTGCCATGCCAGGAGTTGGTACCGCCATTGGCGGTATGCTCGGGAGCGGTCTAGGAAGTCTAGCCGGTGGGGGTGGTTTCTCCATGGGGGCTGGCCAGTCCGGCGGGTTGATGAGTTCTATGGCTGGAGCGGGGTCTTCGCTATTCGGCGGGGGGCTGTTGGGCGGAGGGGGCGGGAGTACAGGGCTTTCGGGACTAGGCGGGGGAGGAACAACAGCATTCAGTTCCATTGGTCAAGCTTTCACGATGCCACAGTCGAGTTTCGGGGCACCCCAATATTCTTCAAATATGATATACAATTATTTGAGGCCCTCCTCTCCGGGTGGCTACGGTGGTGGCGGTATTGGATCAGTAACAGGATTCTAATTTATGGCCGATCAATACCAGCTTCCCGGAGAGTTTAGACCGCAAGATATGTCGGCGATATCCTATAAATCTGGGGATACTGTCTCCGTAGACCGAGAGAATGCTAATAATTTCTTACGGCAATGGAAAGAGGCAACAAACATTACGAATGCAGATCGAGCTCAATCCCTGCGGGAAAAAGAGTTCCAAAATTTAGTCGTCCGGAACGACAGAGACTTTGACTTAAGGCGGGAGAAGCAGGACCAAGATATTCGGACTGGGGATTTAGATTTTGAACTTAAGAAATTTAAGTATGATAGCGACAAGAAAAGCTTTAACCAACTAGAGGAAACATGGGCGAAAAAAGACGAGATCATTGGTGCGCTTGAGGCATTCTCTCCAAATGGCGGGAACGCCCAAGAATACCCACAAGCTAGGGTACGAGTGTTTAAAATGTTCGCGAACAACCCCAATGCCTATAAAATTGTACAGGGTATTCTTGGACCGTACGACGAACAATATGGAGTTTTTAAAGCTAACAAATACTCGGAAGACGCGGTAGAGGTGCAGGGCGCTTTCGATGAAGGGGTACTCGACGAAGTACTTATCGGGAGCACCCCAGCCCCAGAGTACTGGAGAAATGCTAGGCTAAATCAGAACGATGACCCAGATGGTTACGCTGTCGCCATACGAGTAATTAAACGCAAAGTTAACGAGATGCGTACCGCAGAGGCGGAAGGTAAATTCGAAGCACAGAATTTTGCAGAAGGTAATATTGTAACACGGGAGATGAAGTTGCCCGATGGTACGACATTGAAAAGTACTGCACCAAGGGTGTTCGCACCGTCAAGGACTGGTGCTGGTACTTCTACTGGAGTTAAAACCTACGAAAAAGCGGATATCGAATTCCTCAAGGGTCAAATAAAATCTGTTGACGGTCTTATAGTAGATAAGAAAGCCGAGCTAGAGGGGGCAGAAAGCTCCGTTGCAAAAGCTGGCATAAAGTCTGATCTGGATGGCTTGATCGCTAAACAAGCTTCGCTCCAGAAAACACTGGATATGGGTGTGCAATTGCTAGAGCAGAAAGCTGTGTCTCAACTACCTCAAACTACTGGACAACCACAGGTGACCCCAGCAGGCGCGACAAAGAAGAGAACCTTACAGCCACCATCCTTCCCAGTCCCGACTACAACACCAAAGCCACAGACTTCGGCTAGCCCCATATCTTCAACTGCTACCGGTAGGTTCGACAAGGCAGCGCAAGCTGCTGGGAGACGGGTATACTCAGCTCCCGTTGTAGCTAATCCGTTTGGTGCTCCTGTCACTAGCGAAGGGCTCAAAGCTTCAGTTTCAGGTTGATCTAAGTCATAAATTTTGATACTTAATTGGTTATGGCTGAACCTACCGAGGATGATTTTCTAACAGCCTTGGAAGAACAGCAAGCTCTAGCAGAAGGTGTTGGTCTCGAAGACGTTCCGGAACAGCAAGCACCCCAACAAGCTCAAGCCCCAGTTGAGGAACAGGAAGAGACTCCAGCCTTCACTCAATGGGAAGACTACCGGAACGATCCCAGATTTTCAGATTTAGCCCCTGCCCAGAAACAAAACTTGTTTGACGATTGGCAGAAGTACGCCACGGAATACTTGGCTCAGAATGGTGAACTGTCCACCGAAGAGGATGTAAAGTACACCGAGGGTATCTTCACCGATATCGCGAAGGCGGACAACCTGCGTAAGCCCATCTTTACCGCCCCCAATTACATAGAGGAGTTGGTGCAACAGGCTCAGTCTGGATACGGAGCTTTAGAAGCGGGTACGGTTGGGTACGCATCAGCTCTTGGTATGGCGGATACTGCTACGGCTTCCAATGTCATCTCTCAGAAATATAGGGAACAAAGGGACAGGTATGTAAACCCAGACCTCAAGAAATTTACGGAAGAGCAAGCAGGGTTTTTTGCCTCGGCTGGAAAAATCATAACTAACCCATTTGATATTGCTGCGCCCCTATTCATGCAGAGCATGGGATCGAGCGCACCAGCCGTTGGGGCTGGAATTGCCGTTGGTGCGGCCGGAACTGCTGTGGGTGGCCCCGCAGTCGGTATCGGAGCTGGTCTCGCCACAGGGGCGGTGGGCTCGGGAGTGGTAGAGGGAGTTGTTAATTTCAACCAGATGGTGATCGAAGAAGTCGGGAAGCGTGGACTTGACCCCGCAAAAGCTGAAGATATCCAAGCTGTTCTTGACGACCCAACGTTTGTTTCAGACGCGGTGGCTTATTCCGCAGCTCGCGGTGTTGTGATCGGTGCTGCTGAGTTAGCAACCTTCGGTGCTGGGAAATACATAGCGGGTGCTGCAAAATTAACTAAAGCTTCTGGCCTAAAGAAGGTAGGAGTTGGTGCTGCGATTACCGGTGTGGAAACTATAGGGGAAGGTGTCGGGGAAACGGGGGCACAGATTGTTGCACCGCTTGTTACTGGGAAACCTGTTCAGCTTCAGCCGGGAGAAATTGCGGCAGAAATGTTTGTACAAGCTCCTGGAAGTATCGCTATCGCTGGATTGCAAACTGCCAAGGCTCTTGTCAATGCTAACGCTCCCGCGAGTGCTAGTGAAGTCACGAGGGAAGCGGTTCAAGCCGCGGCAGAGGGTAGATATGAACAAGTTATCGGAGTTCAGCCTCAACCGGTGGCAACAGGGCCACAGAAATTTTACGACGGTCTTTCAATCGCTGACAAAGCTGGCTTATTGGGCATGGCTCCGAACGCCGTGCTTACCATGGAACAGGGAACATATTCTTCCCTTAGCGCAGAAGAGAAAGCAAAAGTTCAAGCGAGCTTTGATACGGAGACTAAAGCTCAACAAGGACCCACGGTTGAGGAAGCAGAAGCTACGGCTCGCGAGGCGTTCCAGCCAGCTCCCGTAGTTGAAGCCGAAGCCCCTGTTGCCGAAGTTCCAGTTCCCGCTGAAGCTCCTGCCCCCGTAGCTGAGACACCGGCACCAGTTGCAGAGATACCGGCCCCCGTCCAACCCCTAGCTGGAAAGCCGATCACGGAACAAGGGACAGCACCCCTCGAGCAAGTAGCTCCTGCGTCAGCTCAGGCTGTTGCGGAAGAGCAAGCTCCTGTTTCCGAGGCTCCAGCCCCTGAGCCAGTAACTAAAAAACTTTCCCCTACCAAGGGACAAGTTATAGACATTGGCAATTTAAACTTACCCCAACTTACCGAGCTTAGAAATAAGCTAATTCAACAAGACTCGGGTGAATACCAAGTTGATCGTGAAGCTGCTCAAAGAATATTTGGAAGATATGGAATAGATATTACGGGTATGAGCGATGCTAAAATTTTAGATATAAGTAAAAAGTTTGCGGAAGCTAGGAAAATGTCCAAAAATGACGGAGAAGTTGAAGCAATATTTAAAAAACTTCTCGAGACTCCAGCCCCAGTACTGACCCCCGAAGCTCCTGCTCCTGTAGCCGAAGCACCAACTCCGGTTCAACCAACGACTCCGACACTTCCCCGTAATCTTGCAGGGGCTAAACCCCGTTACGCTTTTGGAGCTAAACAATTTGCTTTGAAGTTTGCTAACGATATTGATCGTGCCTTGTATATCGTGGCCCAAGCAACTAAGAGTGCTAGAGATTCAGAATACTTAGACTTCGCAATGAAGGCCACGGGAATGACTGAAGGCCAAGCTCGGGCAGCAGGTCGTGCGATTAGGACAGCCCTTAAAGAACAAGCAAAAACTTCTACTGCTGAGACTTTAGATGTTCCTCAATCTGATATAACTAAGCCACAGGTCGAAGCTCCTGTAGCCGTATCTGCAACGGCACCGCAAGCCGTCACTCCGCCAGCTACTCCTACAGTTCCTGTTGCTGAGACTCCAGCTCCTGTCCCAGTAACTAAAAAACTTCCTCCTACCAAGAAACAAGTTACAGCTCTTTCTAAGCTGGGGTATTTACCTGCGGACATCGAGGCACTAGATAGAGTTAAAGCAAAGGACATCCTTTCTAACCAGACCCCAAAAGTACCAATTGAAGAAGCCAAAAAAGAAACAGAAGCTGTTGTCGCCCCGCAAGTCGAGCCGGCGGATGGAAAAGTTGATCAACCTGTGGCACCTACAGCAACTGCTCCAACCGCCGAAGCCCCCATCGAAGATAGACTAACCGAAGCTGAGAAAAAGCTTCAGGCCAAGGTTGGTGAAGTAGTAGCAGAAGCGGACAAGCTTGGCGTAGACGAGGAATCGGTCAAAGCTTGGCTCGGACCGACACCTAGCGAAGGAAAGATTTTACGGGCTCGGGTTGTCTTGCGTCTCCTCAACCTAGGGTTGGCAGATGTATATAACAACATCCGCAAGGTTGCGGCTAAGACACGGGGGAAACAAGGAGAGCTCACCCAAGAGGGTGGACCGAAGATCAAGCGGGTAGTATTCACAACTCGGGAAGAAGGAGCGGGTCTTCTATCCAACCCCGAGGACATGAACTCCTTGGATGTTATCTATGTTAACCCAGATAGGTTGTTGAGCCGGTTACGTGCTGATCTAACGACCGACGCTGCTGACTTCTTTGTTAAGGTTTTGGAAGAAGAGCTGTTGCACCTTCAACATGGATGGGCAGCCTTCGATCTATTCGCAGGGACAGTTCCCGAAGACCAAATAAACCCAGAGAATTTCAAAAACTTTTTCCGTAAGCAGAGCGAGGAAATCGAGAACTCCCTAACCATTGGTCAGATCCAAGAAGTTGTCGGCAAATATGCTGGTATCGACACAGCGGGTAAGACCAAGGAACAGCTCATTCAAGAATTTGCACAGGTGGCGGGCCGTCGTGGGCGTCTGGCAGAGGAATATCTGCGGACACTCATTCAACGCCGTATGCTTGGCGATATCACAGAGGATAAGGTTCGTGGTCTAACCCCCAA